ATAAAAACAGAGGAAAAAACGCAAGAAAGCGGACAGCAAACGCTGTCCGCCCCCTTGCAAGATATGGTGTCAACTTGTGTCCCTACGAACATTACCCGAATGGTTTCGAGGTTTTTTCTTATATATGGCAAATTGCACAAAGTCGCTTTTGTGTTGAATTTGTGTTGAACGCGCGGGAAAATTTCTCCGCCAAAAACCTTAAAACCACAACGCTTTATGTTCATAGGTACACAATGTAATCTATGGGGCAAGCCGGACGGTACAGGGCACGGAAAATAAGTCGAGGGAATTTCCCTCGACTTATTTTTCTTTGATCCCAAGTTTATCTGCGTG